GTCCCTGCTATTAGAGATTGGCTTAAGAGTAATTGGTCTAGCTATGTTGGTGTTAGCTTTCTTCCCATTACTAATACTACCTACGAATACCTCCCACAAGAAGTAGTCACGGAGGCTAGGTACAAAGAGTATGTAGCACAGCTAACTGATGTAGATTTTAGTGACACTGATAGTACACATGAAATAGAAAACGATGAGTGTGAGTCTGGTGTGTGTCCTGTTAAATAGCAGTTGCGCCACTAGCGCAATAACTTCGGACCTTTAGAAGGGGAATCAATGGACAATATTATAATTACTGATGGACTACTTAAAGAATTAGATGAGAACTTTGGTCCTCAAGGAATACGTAACGCTAAAAGTATAGAGGATTTCTACAAGATCAAAGGTTACATAGAGATATTAGATTACTTAAAAGATAGACAGGAAGAACTAAGACAAAACCAATTCGATAACACTGATCAAATTACTTTAGATAGTAGTTAAAGAGGAGGAACTACCGTGTTTAATTTAGGATTATTATCAGCAGTATTATGTATGGGTGGTGGAGCACCTCCTCGCCCTGCACCTCCCCCTCCCCCTCCTCCCCCACCGCCTCCTCCAGCTCCACCAGCTCCGATAGCTAGTGTTGCTAGTAAGGCTAAGAGTCCAACGGAGAAAGCTACGACAGCTGCTAAGAAAAGAACAGCTAGAAAGTCAAGAGGTAAAGGAGCATTTAATACGTTAGGTTCTGGTTCATCCACTGGTTTGAATATAGGGTGATAATATAATATGTGTCCTGTAAGCGCTGCAGCATGGGCTATATCAGCTACTGCTGCTACAGGTATGACAGCCGTAGCTGTAGGGGTAGTTGCAGGAGCTGCTACAGGAGCACTTATTGGAGTAGGTGCTAATGCAGCAATGAATCTAGCTATGGGTAAAGGAGCTTTTGATGGAGCTGGTAAAGCTGCTATGTTTGGTGCTCTTGGTGGTGGATTTTCTGCTGGAGTAGGATCATTAGGATCAATTACTCCTGTAGGTAGTGATCTTTTTGGGACACTTGCAAACATATCACCCTATACACCTAGTGGTTGGTCTATTGCAGCAGGAGGAGCATTAGGAGCATTGATACCATCAGCTGAAGGATACACTCCAGTTGGAGCATACAATCAACAATCACAAGCTTTGAACATGAACACCAACATAGCTACCACAGGTAGTGGAGGTAGACAAGCTGCTAAATCATTAGCTACTGCTATCTCAAGAACTAAGAAAAGAAAACTAACACAGGATGATGTAGGAGATCTAAGTCTTTCTACTGAATCATTCACTAACACAGGATTACAATTAGCATGATGCAAACTAACAAACGCTACTCAAATATGTGCCGTGACAAACAGTGCTTCTTAGATGTAGCATGGGAGAGTGCAGAGCTAACCTTACCTTTTATCTTACCTCGTCATGGTGATAGAAACAATCCTCTACCTACACCTTATCAAAGCATAGGAGCCAAAGGTGTCAACAGTTTAAGTTCTAAGTTTTTACTTACTCTCTTCCCTCCTAACTCCCCCTTTGTAAAGTTTCAGATTGATGACTTTATGTTACAGGAACTAGAAGCTCAACGTGCTCCAGTAGAAGAAGGACTTAACTCTATGGAGAGAGCCATTAGTAATGAAGTAGAAGCTAAGGCTATGCGTGTACCCTTGAATGAATGCTTACGTCACCTAGTCATTACTGGTAACTGTGTCATTCATGTTGGTAAGAAAAATAAAATTAGAGTATTCCACCTAGACCAATATTGTGTACGAAGAGATCCTCAAGGTGAGATGCTAGAGATTATAGTTAAAGAAGAAATGTCTAGAGAATTATATATGGACATCTTTAATTCTGCACCACCTAAAGAAACAGGTGATAATGCAGACAGTATAGAAAAAGTACTAGAATTATACACAGTAGTTAGACGTAAAGATGGAAAGATAAAAGTACACCAAGAAGTAAACAACATAAAGATACCTGATACTACTTCTAATTATCCACTAGATAAGAACCCTTGGTTAGCCTTACGGTACAATGCTATTGATGGTGAGGACTATGGAAGGGGATTTGTAGAGGAGTACTTAGGAGATCTTAGAGCAGCAGAAGGTTTGAATAGAAGTATCTTAGAAGGAACTGCTGCTGCTGCTAAGGTGATCTTCCTTGTTAAACCTAACGGTACTACCAAAATGAAGTCTGTTGTTGCACCTAACCTATCTGTTAGACAGGGCAACCCAGATGATGTTGGTGTTATCCAAGTACAAAAGTTCAATGACTTTAGAGTAGCTAGAGAAACACTAGAGACTATTGAACGTAGACTAGCTTCTGCCTTCTTATTGTTAGAAGGAGTACAGAGGAATGCAGAAAGAGTTACAGCAGAAGAGATTAGAATGATGGCACAAGAAATTGATACCTCAAAGGGAGGAGTATACTCACTACTATCTCATGAGCTTCAACTTCCACTGGTAAAAAGAATACAAGCAGGACTAGAGAAAGAAGGTAAGTTACCCAAGCTACCAAAAGGGACTGTAGAACCTGTCATTATCACAGGCTACGAGGCTCTAGGTAGAGGTAATGATGCTAACAAACTGGCTACCTTTATACAGACTTTGACTCAAACCTTAGGACCAGAAGTGGTATCACAATATATCAATGTCTCTGACTTTGCAAAGAGAATAGGTGTAGGCTTTGGTATAGACATGAAGGGTTTAGTTAAGACTCAAGAGGAAGTCCAACAAGAACAACAAGCTCAACAACAGGCACAGCAACAGGCAGAAATGATGAAAGCAGGAGTGCCTAATGCTGTTACCCAAGGTGGTGAAATGATGAGAGCACAACAAGGAGAAAATTTTAAAGATGGCCAATAAGAATACAGAAGGAAAAGAGAAACAGAAAGAAAAAGATAGAGTAGCTAAGTCCGTAACTAGTAAAGCTGAACTTAAGAATGTTGAAATTAACAATAAAATTCTTGAACAGAAAGCTAATGTACGTACAGCTGGTGGATTAGAATCTACCTATACTAAACTCCAATTAAGAAACGGAACCATTAAAGAACATTACGGAGAAAGACATGGCAGACCAGCTAGTAGTACCAACTGAACAAGGAGACATGTCTGCTGAAGACCAATACAATCAAGAGATGATTGATAAGGTGGACGGTAATGATATGTCTACTGAACGTCCTGCTTTAGATAATAGTGGGGATAAGTTTCAAGGAGATTATGGTAAGCTTAAAGAAAGTTATGAAGAATTAGAACGAAAGATGCATGGTGCTCAAGAAGAAACTGCTCCTGTAGATGTTCAAGAAGATCTAGGTATACCACAAGATGTACCAGTAGCTGAGGGTGCATTTGATATGAATGCTTTAACTCAAGAGTATAGTGAGAATGGCTCATTATCTGACAAGAGTTATAAACAATTAGAAGATGCTGGTATTAGTCAGGATATGACTAACCAATACATTGCAGGACAAAAAGCATTAGGAGCACAGATTGGGAATGATGTTAAGAATACTGTAGGTGGTGAAGAAAACTACAATGGTATGGTAGAATGGGCTAAGACTAACTATAGCCAAGATCAAATAACTGCTTATGATAATGCTGTTAACTCAGGTAATATTGAGTTAGCTAAGATGGCAGCTAAAGGATTACAATCAGACTACCATAACACTGAAGGTGTAGAGGGGAAAGTATACGGTGGTAAACAAGCTGCTCCTGAGGGAGGACACGGAGATGTATTCCGTAGTAATGCTGAAGTAACTACTGCTATGAAAGATCCTCGTTATGATTCTGACCATGCTTTTAGACAAGATGTAAGAGATAAATTAGAAAGGTCTGACCTGTTTAATCAGGGAAGACTGTAGTTTTAGTAGTACGCTATTAAGTATTTAAACAAGTAAACAGAGACGGGCTGCGGTCCATAATCCCTAGTTGAAAGTTAAAGAAAGTATAGCAATTAATGTTAGATACTTTTTATAAATTTTAAATTAGGAGGATACGATGTCAGTTACAGATACAACTGCACCCGTCCTTACAATGACCCGTACAGGCCAAGCTAATTCTGCAGGAGATTCATCTGCATTAATGCTTAAGGTCTATGCTGGTGAAGTCTTGACTGCTTTCGAGCAAGCAAGTGTAACGATGGACAAGCACGTAATGCGTTCAATCAGCTCTGGAATATCAGTTCAATTTCCATTAGTTTGGAAAACTGGTGCTACTGAGTATGCTTATATCAACAGTTCTGCAAATACTGGAACCACTGGTATTGAATTGGACGGTACAATTATACACAAGAACGAAAAGGTCATCTCTATTGATGGTCTATTGATTGCTGATCACTTTGTGAACAACTTGGATGAGGCTATGTCTCACTTTGAAGTTCGTTCTATTTATGCTAAAGAGGCTGGTATAGCTTTAGGTACACAATGGGATCAGAATGTATTACAACAGGGATTACTAGGAGCACGATCATCTACTCTAATCACGGGTGGTAATGGTGGTACTGTACTCACTAACTCATCTTATGGAACGTCAGGTTCTACTCTAGGTTCAGGACTCTTTGATGCTGCAGAACAGCTTGATGAGAATAACGTACCTGAGAATGACCGTTATATGTACGTCCGTCCTGCCCAGTATTACTTAATGGCAGAAACTACTGATCTCATCAACCGTGACTGGGGTGGAGCAGGAGTATATTCAGAAGGTGAAGTTATGAAGGTTGCTGGTATTCACATTGTGAAGACTAATAACCTCCCTATTACTAACATAGCTGGTGCTCAAGTATCAACACACGATGTAAATGCAACTACGACTAAAGCATTAGTAATGCATAAGTCAGCTGTAGCTACTGTGAAGCTATTAAATCTAGCTGTTGAAACAGAGTATCAAATTAAAAACCAAGGCTGGATCATTGTAGCTAAGTACGCAATGGGACACGGCTTCATTCGACCAGAAGGTTGTGTCGAATTTAAAACCTCTTAAGGGAAAGGATATAAAATATGACTGATATTGCAAATATCCAATCTCTTGCTGTTGCTGCTGATACTGTTACCAATGTAGAGCTAGTACAGCCCTATGCTGATAACGCTACTATTGGCACATCTTTTGAAACAATCTCCAACACTAATGCTGATCAGGTTCTTCCTGTTATTGTTGGTGCAGATATAGATGTAGTATCTGCAGATACTGCTGATGATGTTGCTGGTACAGGTGCTCGTACTGTAGCTGTTACATATCTTGATGAACTCTTTAATCAATATACTGTAGTACTTGATATGGATGGTACTACTGTAGTTGAAATACCTGAACAGACTATTTCTTTTATCCAGAAAGCTGAAATTCGTTCTTCTGGTACTGGACTTGCTGCAGCTGGAGCTATCACTATCGCTGATGTAACTGGTGGTGGTGTTCATGCTCTCATTGACGCAGGTTCTAAAGAGACAGGTAACTGTACTTGGAAGATTCCTGCTGGACACACTGGTTATGTTCATGGCTTCTGGTATGATGTAGATGCTGTGGGTGCTGGTGCTGGTACTGCTGAGATTGCTTTACAAGTAGCACACGCTGAATCTTCTGGAGTTGCTAATTCAGAAACTTGGCGAACTGTAGCTAAAGTAACCGTAGTAGAAAGTGACAATGATGTTGTTGCTGCTACTGGTGGGAATCAGAATAACATGGGTTCATTTTCTTTTCCAGGAAATGTTCCCTTTAAGGTTCCTGCTAAATCTATGGTACGTCTGGCTGCTAAAGCACCAGCTGCTGTAGCTGCTACTTGTGGCTTTAGTATGTCGGTACAAGGTTCAAGTGGTGGTACGACTGTAACAGAGAGTTAAACTATTGGGGAGGGCTAGTACAGACTCCCCATCTTTTTATAATAAGGAGAAATAACGATGGCAGATACAAGCAGAACTGTCTCAGATATGGCAAGCAATCTGTTTCAAGACAGTCAGGCTGCAGGGTCAATTACACCCCAAGACCTTAGAGATTTTTTAGAGACTTGCCAAACAAAACAAGGAAGTATCTATGTAAGCACAGCTGCTGCTACAACTATTGCAGGGGCAGCTAATGTATCACCTAGTTCTCTTACCAACATGGTAGCAGTAGAGACCGCAGCTACATTTACTCTTAGCACAGCTCCAACGGCTAATGAGTTTGATATGAATACAGATGGACAGCTAAGGTACACTGGTACTCCCACTACAAATGTTTTCTTTACAGCTTCAGTAATGCTGGAAATTGTAACATCTGGAGTTGATTTGGAGTTAGTTATGGCTGTAACCAAAGGTGGAACTATAGTAACTGGTGCTAAAACTGGTGGATTCTGTCCACGGGTAACAACTAACTCAGTACCTATGTCGGTCTCTGGTTTTACTTCAATGGCTACTAATGATTATTTAAATATATTTGTTGGTAACGTAGATAGTACAGTTAATGTCGTTGCACGTATGGCCCAACTTACAGCCTTTTCTTTGGTAACTTAAAATGTCATTTATATCACAAGTTCCTATGTCAGAACTTCAGGCAGTTAATATGTTGTTAGCTGCTATTGGAGAAGCTGCTGTATCTAATCTAGAAACAGCTACTACTGTAGAAGTTACTCAGGCTAAGAACTTGTTAAGCAATACAAACAGAGCGATACAACAGAAAGGGTGGCACTTTAATACAGAGTGGGATGTTGTTATGGCTTTGGATTCAGAAAGCTTGGTTCCAGTAGGTTCTAACATTCTATCTATTAGCATTCCAAATAAAATAACTACCTTAAGAGGACGCTCTGGTTCTCCTTATCTTTATGATTTAGAGAACAATACATTCACCTTTGGGAGCGCACCTAATAATGCTGTTACTATTGTTCTTCTCGATTTTATCGATACTCCACAAACTTTTAGACAATACGTAACTTTAAGATCAGCTAGGATATTCCAAGAGGAAATTATAGGACAAGTTTCAGCAGAACAAATTAATAGAATAGAAGAGAGTGAAGCTTATGCAGATCTCTTGGATGATGAAACAGACAGAGCAGGTTACAATGCAGGATACAGTGATATTGAGATGTATAACATAACGAAGAAACATAGGAAACTCTGGTAAATGCCTTTAATTTCTGAGCAAATAAGTAACCTAATAAATGGTGTTTCACAGCAACCTCCTAGTTTACGACTAGCATCCCAAGCTGAAGTACAAGAAAATGGGTTTGTAACTATTGCTGAAGGTCTTAAGAAAAGACCACCTCTAGAGCACGTAACAAAACTTAGTAACAAAACAGATACAGATGCTAAGGTTCACTTTATAGACAGAGATGCTTCTGAAAGATATGTAACTCTTATTACTTCAGATCAATTTGATGCTGCTTTTTCTGGAGATTTCTCTGGAACATCT